TGACCGTATGAGTCCAACGAATCGCTGAATGCGCCTATGGTATTTTTCATTGACGAGAGGGATGTACGCTTCCCACCCCTCTATGACCGGAACATTATTGTATGTTTCGAGGTTTGGGTAATCGTGCGTAAATTCAATGCCTAGACCGTCGACCACGCGTTCAGATATAGGATTTAGACGCAAATCCGTATGAAATCCCGCAAAGTCGCTGCGTATGCATGTGGAAATTATATTTGGCGTAGATCGCACCCAATCAAAAGGCATTGCTGTCTCTCGAAGACCGAGAAACCGCAGGTCTGTTGCGGGATTGCAGTCGTTCCCCATGGATATGTATGTGGGACTTTGACTCGGAGGGCGCGATTTAGACCACGGCAATTTCATTATATATAACACATCAATACGTCGTCTTTAATATGCCCATCCAGGGTTGTAAACTTGTAGTCTGGATTAATATCCAACACTAAACGTTTGATTTCATCTATAAAGTTGATAGAACCATATGACGTTTCTCCCCAAGGAAACTCCATCTTCAAAAGGCGCAGGTCGTCGACGAGTATTACATTGTCGTTTCGGGGGAGAGACTTGATCGCTTTAAGTTCATCAAAGAGCGGACATATTTTCGTATAATTCTGAATGTATGAATGGTCAACGTGTGCGTCCAAGAAAAACATCGTCTTCTCCTGAAAGCACGCGTCTTTCAGATGCTGCTCCATCTTGGTGCTGTCGTCGTGAATCAGAGTATAGCGCCCCGAGGATATTTCCTCTTTAAACACCTTGCGACCCAAACGGACCCATACATCCTGTAATTCGATGCAAAAAACTCGTTTAAATCCAGCAGCAAGCGCCTGTTTCGAAGATACATTTGCCTCTGCATTCCACAACCCCGTTTCGAAATAGTGTACACAGTTATGAACCGCACGAAGATTCTCCAAGTCGAACACGATCGGCATCTGTATTGTACGTATGTGTATTAACTGCGTAATATGCTACACTGTGTCTGCAGTTGCGTAACGATGTTTCCGTCCAGTTCCGAGTCGCTCAGACTTTGATATTTGTAGATTATGGTCCTGAAGAAAAAGTACTCGTACAGTCCGAGCAGCACAATCATGCAAACGTTGTCTACGAGCACGCTCTTCCACTTTATGGGAACATCCCGAATCAAGTAGGCGAGCGCCGTAATTGCGAATGCGAGCAACAGGATGAGAACGTAGACCCACGCCTGAACTTGCAGCATAAGGTTGTAGTGCCTCCGCTCTTCTCCCGCCCGCGCGGCGGCGCTCAAAACATCCGAGGCGTTCAGAAACAGCGCAAGAATGTCCGTTATGGCAGCACTCTCGTTCTTGCTCCACGCCGAACACTGGGATACTACGCCTTGGACATAACCGTTAATCGTGTTCTGAATGCCCATGTCTTCGGACTTGGAGATGAATAGGAAGAAGAAGAGGGTTTCGAAAATACTGATCAGCAAAATGTGGAAGAGGAACGAGATGGCGCGCTTGGCGATTTTTAGTTTGAGCGTTTTCTTTGGCGTAGGCGTAGGCGCAGGCGCAGGGGTGTAGACGACGAGCAGTCCGTCATCTGGCGTGAAATAGAAAGAGTCGGAATAGGACGGTGGGCGCCGTATTCGTCCCATCAAAACGGATTTTGGACGCGCCCGCGTTATAGTAAGTATACGAAAGAATGGGCGAAAACTGGCAGTACGGAATGAAGGTCGAGTTTCGGGTGACGAAGGTTTTAGCAGACGAGGAGATGTCGAAGTGCCGCATGAAGTACGTGGAGACGCCGTGCCACGGCAATGTTCTGATGATGGACGGCGAGGTGCAGTTCTCGACTGCCGACGAGGCGCGCTACGGCGATATGATGATGTGGTCCGTGCCCGAACTTCCATACTCTTACAATCAACCGCCCCACCCCGCCCCATGGAATCATACTGTGGACATCCTCGTACTTGGCGGCGGGGACGGTCTGCTGGCGCGCGACCTCTTGAAGCGATGCACTATACCGCAAATCACGATCGTGGACTGGGACGCAAAGTTCGTGGCGTGGGCGAGTGATAATATTACCGAAAACAATGGGTCGCTCAAGGATCCGCGCGTGCGGGTTCTTGACATGGACGTTCGCGATCCGCGCGTCATTGAGGAGGGCAAGAAGTATGATGTCATAGTTCTTGACTTACCCGATCCCGATTCTCCCGAAATGCAGGATCTCTACACCTACGTCCTAAAGACGGTGATACCTGCTGTTTCAAAGACCCATGTGACGGTTAAGGCGCACGTGGGACCCGCAGTCGCGACAAACAAAAAGCACCCAAACTGGAAGTTCATCGAAAAGTTTCAGTGGGACATGGAGGATATGTTCTACAAGACGGGCAGGCGGACAGACTACACATTCGATACCGACTATATCCCGTCCTACATGCATGAGTGGGGGTTTGTGACGTGCGTTGCGTGGAAGCATCCCGACGCCGATGTCTGCTGTAATTGCTTATACAACTACGCCCGGTGCGAGTGCTCAAAGTTTAACGATCCTAGCGGCGTCGCTTACCGCCAACCTTCGCCGTCTTGCTGCTCCGACGCCGATGACTGCGCTTGCGACTACGGCGCCCGCCCTTCGCCGCTGGAACCGCTGACGGAGATCCCGTGAGCGTGGACGGACCCTTCCACGTCGCATCCCCCGCATCGCCGTACGCCGCCGCACCGTCTGCCAGTCCGCCGTCTGCCTCTTTATTTCCGTCTCCGGCGCCGAAACCGTACAGAGCGCCGCCCTTGCGGTGGTTCTTACGAGTCCGCTTGCCGCCCATCGGGGTGGCGTTTCCGACAAGTTGTCCGCCGCTCTGCTTCTTGTACGTCTTCTTCGCCTCCTTCATGGCGTCACCGAGCGACATTCCGGGTTTTTTAACCGACATGACGTGCTTCAACCACGGCGTCATCTTGCCCTTGCGCTTGCCGCCGCTCTGCCCGACCGGCGCGGGCGAAAGTCCTCCTGTAGATGCGTCTGCTCCGTCTGCCATACTATGTTTATTTAGGTCGCAGACTTTATTGTGAAGTCGTACATGGGGGATGTGATCTGCTTCGGTTGAAAGGACCGCACCGGGTTCTGCGCCGGCGGAGTCTTGTACGTCACGGGTTTGTACCGCAGCGCCTCGGGTTTCAGAACAAAAGACCCTTCCAAATATGTGCCAATATAGGTGTCGAGGGCGTCGTCGAGACTGCCGTAGTTCATCGCGACCCACTGGCACCCGAACCCAAAGCAAATTTGCGGATTGCCGTTTTTGAAATCGGTCCCGTCTTCGGGGACCACCATAGTGATTCCGCGTCGGTTGAACTCGGTGAGTTCCTCGTAGTCGTACGTCTCTGCCGCCTGACGGTATGACAACCTGCGCATGTTGGACGAGTCCCACGACATGTTTGTAAGTTCATCCATGCCATTGCCCTTTGTCTCTTTTCCGCTGACGATTACAAGTTTGCCGAGGAGGTTGCAAATGGGTTCGACAGCAAGGTTCTTCTTCTGGTACGTGTACGGCAGATCAAGCAGGTACTTGGACAGCGTGGTTTTAATGACATCGGCACATTTGGTCATGAAGGCGTTATCCGTAGAATGGAATTTCATGGACAGCACAAATGGGTTCTGGTTGCCCGGAGTCCCTGCAACAAAGGCGGTGTTTGCGACAGTCGTACAGCAATCCTCGAGAGATATGCCGTTGTACGAGTACAAAGTTCCCGTCTTGGGATCGCTCAACCCGACGGTGGGGACATCGTCGATGTCGTAGATGTGGAGGTCCACGAGGCGCGCGCCGCCCTTAATAACCTTTTCGATGGAGGACACGTACGTGTAGTCGTAGGCGGTCTTTCCGGAGTATACGGAGTTTGCAGACGCAGTCATAGTGTAGTCGCACAGAACGTTAGGACTCGGGCACCCGACAGGGGCGTTGGCAAAGTTCTCTTTTTTGCTCGCTCTGCCGGAAATCACCTCCTGAAACACATCTAGGTTCTTGGTCCCCGCCGCATCCGACGGCGGGTTGGCAGCAGGACTCGTCAACCAAATGTATAAAAAGTAAGCGCCGATAATCATCGAGACAAGCAGCAGACTTACGAGGGAGTAGAACCACACAGACCATTTTTCGGTAGGCGGTGCCACTGGTGCCGATTCCATTACTTCTTGCTGCGATGTTGTTTGTAGCGAAAAAAGAAGTGCCGCATCCACTCCACGACATCGTCGGGGATGCGCTCCTGAATGGGTATCTCGAAAATACTGCAATAGAGGAAGTAGATACTGTACATGCCGCACTGTGCGTCCTTGCGCTGGTGCTTGATTTTACTGTAAAAGAGTTTCATCGGTTTACTTGCTTGCGGCATCGCGTCGTACTGCTCCTTCCACCGGTGCATGAGGACCGCAACCTCTTTCTCGGGTGCGCGACCGTACGAATCAAAGAAGGACATGTGCGGATGCTCCTGTCGAATGTCGGCATACGCCGCCATCCAGTGCTCGCCCGGTCCCTCCGACGTGTCCGTATTAAACACCACGCCGATGCGTCGGTACCCCTTCCTATAAAGTTCGGCAATGTTCAGACTGCATAGAGACGATACGAGACACTTCCCGGTCTTTTCTTTCTTGTCGAAATCGATGGGCACGCTGCCCACGTAGTAGTAGGACGGAATCAATTTTTGATAGTACTTTTGCGACATGTCAATATCGTCCGAGGACAACCATTCGGCGCCATTGTGTTCCCAACTGGACGGTGCTGCAGGTTTCTTGACAAGTTTGTGCACCACGCACGCGCGGATCGCCGTGTCGCATTCGTGTTTCAATCGCGCCGTAATATCCTGCCACACGTGGTTGGATTTGGGTATCTTGTCGGGGTACTCTTCGTTGTACGCCACGCGAAGTTTCTCGACCTCGCGAGGATCCATTGTTCAAAACGGATGTTCTTTTTTATTGTGTACTTAGAAGCACAGCAACATGGCAGCATCGTTGAACGCCGCAACCCTATCGATTGACCAGCGGGACCTCGTCAAGGCGGTCCGCAAGTATCGCGAGTATGACGATAAGCAGAAGGAACTCAACAAGGAAGTCTACAAACTGCGCGAGGCGAAGAAGTTGGTCGAGGAGGAGATGGCGGGCATTCTGAAGCGCGGTCCGTTCGCGACTCTCAACAGACTTGAACTCGCCGGAGACCAGTCTCACATCGAGATTCGCCGCCCCGGGACGTACAACAAAGCGTGGTCGTACAGTCAAAAGGATCTCGAAACAGACGCCGCGGACTACTTTCTCGGATCAGGCGGAACGCGGGCGGAGGCGAAGGCGTATGTCGAGTTTGTCAAGTCGCGGAAGAAGGCGGGATTGGTGTCCGGAGACTTCTCGTTTAAACGCGTCGTGAACGTAGACGATAATGCCAGCGGCGACGGGGATGAGTAGGCGTAGCGCGAGTTTCAACGAGTGGTTGGATGAACACAAAGAACCCCTGAACGAACTTTTTTTGGATCTTGAAAACCGACTCCAAGTAAGGGGTTTACTGCGTAAGGATTTCAAACAATATAGAAATCACCACTTTGCGGAGTTTTGTCGCAATGTCTTCCGACACTCATCTGCCTACGCGTACTCTGAAAGTTTTGGATGACTTTACTGAAAAACACCGCGCCTCCCATCTCGAAAAAGGGTGTCAGAAATTTCACACGACGTGCCCTTACTGCCAGATCATCGTTGAAGAGCAGACGGATAGGGTCTACGACACGATTGTTGCGCTTTTTTCAAAGACGGTTACAGGCGCACTGACACGTAACCCAGAGATGGCAGATCATAGACCGACCGAACTTTTAGGCGACCTTGCGTTTGCTGCATATCAGGATTGGGTCCAACCGAGGTATCAAGACATTGAACTGTCCGATGAGGAACTCTTAGAGCACCCATACGTGCGCCGAAAAATTCAGGAGTAATATAATGCCCGACAAAAAAAATACTTCGAACTGTACATCCACGTCCGACGAAAAAAACCAACCCAATACATAAACGATGCCGCATAAAGGAAGTGTTGGAGGAAAGCGGCGGCACACGCGTAAGCACCGCGGAGGGTCGGTCGTTGCCGACGCGCTACTTGCGGTCGGATCGCTTGCGGCGTGGAAGTATTTTTCTAAGAAGCGCATGACCACTCTCAAGAACAAAGGTAGACGCTAGGTTTTTCGAACCCGTTAAACTTTGACATGCTCACCCACGAATATGCACCAATACTGCGGACTTCCAGAACGTCTGAATCGTCGATTTCCTTCGGCAACCACACGTTTTCCGCAATAATGTCCGCAGAATCGCACGTCCGCCCGAAAATGGTATGCAACGCCATAGATGTATACGGTTTACGCGTCACGCACTGAAATTCCGGTTTGAATCCATCAAAAAGGACGCCGGAAAAGATCCCATACACAGATTCATCGATAGTTATGCTGCGCGTTCCGTCGGGCAGAACTTTGCGACCAATCACGGGGACGCGGAGGGAGCAGGATTCTTGTGCGAAGAACCGCCCGGGTTCCGCAATCACAGTTTTGAATTCCGGCAGCAACTCAACTTCTCGGCGAATGAGGGGCGCCAGTTCGTTGCGGAAAAAGTCGTTCTTCTCCGAACTGCCCGAAAACCCGCCGCCTATATCGAGAACTTCGGGTTTGAACGCGTTGGGATATCTCGAAAAGCGCTCCAAAAATTCGCGGACAGTATCGAACGCGGACTGGTATGCGACGGTAGAGGTGCAGTCGCTCCCGACGTGGAACGCAAGTCCGTATATAGGAATTGACGGTTCCACGTACTCGAGTTCGTGAATATTGCGGATATGGAACCCAAATTTCTTGTTGAGCGGTATCCTGGATTTGCCCTTGTCGTCGACAAAGATGCGGAGAATGGGTTTGGAGCGCGGGGCGACCTCGTGAATTTTTGTGAGTTCTGAATGACTGTCGAAGGTCGTCATGCCTTCGTAGTCGGCGTCGAGTAGTTCGCGGCGAGACTTGCACGGGTTCGCGTATATGATGCTGTCCGTGTTCGCGCCAATCTTGCGGACCGCCTGCAGTTCGGCGAGCGACGCGCAGTCAAACCCGCACCCACCCCGCTGCAACTCTTGTAGGACGGCGGGCATGTTGTTGCATTTCACGGCGTAGTAGGGTCGGATGGCGGGCAGACACTCCTTCCACAGGCGCACGCGGTCGCGAATCGATTGCAGGCAGACCTTGACGACAGCACCCAGCGTTATTGAAAAGTCCCGAGAAGATTATTTAGGAATAACGCGCATCCTAACTGTAAATGATGATGGCGACGACGAATGAATACCTGCCCTACAACTCCAAAAACATCACGCTAACCTCAAAGAACGTGTCGGATATTATAGAGGGCGGATATACGGTGCGCGACGTGGCAGTCTTTCAGAAGGCGATGATACATTCAACCTATGTGAAGCGCACAGAGTACACGACGCTGACGGGGGAACCTGCAGTACTTGGCAAGTGTCTGCCGGGCGTCATGGACCTTCAGGCAGAATCGTACGAGCAACTCGAGTTTCGCGGTGACTCGCTTCTTGGAGCAGTCGTCGCCAATTACCTGTGCGAGCGCTTCCCCGACGCCGCCCCCGGATTCCTCACGAACGCCCGCAAACTGATTGTGCGCAACAAGACGCTCGGAATTCTGGCGAGGGATAAATTGGGTCTGGACAAGTTTTTTGTGATTTCGAAACACGTGGAAGAAATGCGACCCGAACACGGGCGCCAGAACATTGAGAAACTCGGCGATGTTCTGGAAGCGTTCATTGCTGCTCTCTGGATAGACTGCGGTTATGATTTCAACATAGTCAATAAATTTGTGGTCTCACTCATTGAAACCCACCTCGACATTCCGCTGCTGCTGCGCGAGGACGATAACTACAAGGACCGCATGCAGAAACTGTGCCAGCAGACGAAGCAGTTCACGCCGATCTACAAGATGGTGTCTGCGAATGAGGACGGTGGGTTCACGATGGCGGTGTGCAAACCTTCGGGCGAGGTTATTGCTCAAGGGACTGCGTCGACGAAGAAGCAGGCGGAGCAGAACGCCTGTCGCGAGGCGCTAAAGTGTATGATTTAGACGTGCAGAGACACGGCAGTCTCGGACGCAGCGATCCCTGCCTTTTCGACGTTAGGGGTCTCCTTTGCGGTTTCCACAACCTGGGCGGCGACGGCAGCAGCAACCACGGGCGATTTAAGTACGTCTTCTGCGACCTTTTGCACCTGCACGACCTGCTCGGCACTTACGACTCCTCTCTTGCGCAGCACATACAGCGCGAGACCCAGTAGAGTGGATAGCACAATACCGAGAGACACACCACCCAGAATGACACCGGACGAACTTGCGGGCGCTTCGACAATAATCGTTGTCGTTCCATTCATCTAGTTGTTTGTTTGTAATTTCGCACTAGCATTAAATCAGTGAATTAACCGGGAGTGAGTAAGTTTGTAGGTCCGGTGGTGATTCTTGCGCTGCTTCTTGCGGTTGCGACAGGTCTTACCCCGCTTGCACGAACTCGAGTACTCGGCGTATTTCTGGACACACGGCGTCTTGCTGCCCGTCACCCTGCACAGTTCCTTCATCATCGGTTTGAACCACTTCGCCAGACTCGCCCTGTCCGTCAAGTCAATCGAGTCTTTATATTTCATCGTAATTTCGCGGAGGTGAGGGTACGGATACACCTGGAGTAAAGCGTCAAAAAAGTCTTGGTATCTCTGAGTCTTTTCGGGCGTTACGTCCTTGTAGTTGTAGACCACGCAAAACAGGAAGTCCATTCCGGGAGGAACGTTCGGCGTTTTCCGAAGGAGATCGAGGTAGTGCTGCTTGATGTCGGCAAACTTGGGATCGGGCGGCGGGCAAATCACTTTGGGATCCTCGGCACACTGGTCGCGCAACTTTTTGTTGACCCGGTTGTGCAGGTCGTACAACCATCGGTCGGCAGGTTCGCGGTACTTGAAGTCGCCCGCCATGAACTCTATGGTACTCTCGCGGCAGAATCGGCAGGGGAGAATGTACTGCTGGGCGATGAAGAGGTCTTTTTTGCGGTGCGTCGACAGATCTTCGGCAGCGACGAGGTGGAGCAACTGCCACCCCGCGGGTCCGAAAAATCGGGTATCCATTGTATGTACGCGTTAATTTATGTAAGAAGAAGACAAGATGAGTACTGCCACTCTTCCTCTGCAAAATAACAGCATAATCCGTAAGGTGCGCGGATACTTCAACCTTGCGTGCGATGTCGCCGGAAAGGTGTTTGACGTGATTGATGGTCCCCTAACAACCCTCGAACAGCGCACACGGACCAATTTGGGAGAGATACGCAATCGCGTTCAGTCCTATATCCCACCGCGCGCCGCACCAGTGGTTAATCCCACTCTTGTCGGCGGCAAAAGGCGCCGAAACAAAAACAAAAAGTTGCGCACGCAGAAGTCTCGCAGGCGGAGTTAATCAGTCCACATCGTCGCGGATCTGGAAGGTCTTCCACCCGCCGTACGTGTACTTGCCGTAGCGCACCTCCAATTCTTTGAGCATCTCGGGGACCTTCCAATCGCGAGTTCCCCGATTCGCCTCCCACCACGTCTTGAACGTGTTGCTGATCGTCGGTTTGCGCACTGCCAGCGCCTCCTCGTCCTCGCGCACCGGGCGCGTGCACTCGTTCATGAACTTTGTTATGGCATTGTTCTCCTCGCGGTAGTCGCGGGTGTACTCCAGAACACGGTCGGGCGCCACGAGTTCGCGGTCGCGGTTCGTCTTGTATGTGTGAATGAGGAATGCCAAGAAGCACCGCCCCCACTCGGGCGTCTTCACCTTGCGCTCGATCGTCGTGTCCATCTTGAACTGGTTGGGTCCGTCGGGGAACTGCACGAACTTCGAGACAAAGTTGATGACCACGAAACGGCGCCACGTACCCCCGTCATTGGTGTTGATCTTGGGTTTCTCGTTGCACGCCAGGTGGAACTTGCACTGCAACTCGCACTCGATCATTTCTTTGGACCCCGCATACAAATCGCGGACAAGAATTTTTTCGGACGACGTCAACTCTTTCATGAGACCCGTGTTAATAGGGACCGCCTCGTCGGGTTCCTGCATGCTCACGAAGCGCCGACCCTTCAGGCGCACGACCTCGGGCGACGCTGACGCAGACTTGCCGCGCTGCTGCGTGATCAGCGAGATCGGAACTTTGCAGGCGTAATCGCCGAGCGCCGTTTCTAAGAGGTTAATCAGCATCGACTTGCCGTTGGACCCGCTGCCCGTCAAGATGTGGAACTTTTGGTTGCCGATGCCGTTGAGGGAGCGCGCGAGGTGGAGCAGCGTGTAATCGCGCACGTCGCGGTCGGGAAGCACTTTCTGGATAAAGTCGTTCACCTCCGGCCATTCGCGGTAGTCGGAATACTCCATCTCCTCGTTGATCTCAAGTTTGGTGGAGAACGATAGGTAATCCTCCTGCTTCCCGTCGCGGAACTCGCATGTCTCCATGTCGAAGACGCCGTTGCGGCAGGCGAGGAGGAGGCGGTTCTCGTCGACCTTCTTGTTGAACTCCTCGTCGAGAAAGAGTTCGCGACACTCCTTCATGACATCGCCCTTGTATTTCGTCGTCTTGAGTTTAATGCAGACCTTTTGCAGGTCCTCCTCGAGCGTGCGCGCATTGCAGTAGTCGCACCCGCACGCCTTGGCGTCCTTGGCGTCGCACGTCTCGAGATCCACGAGGCGCGAACCGTGGAGGCACGCGCGCTGCTTGAACACTTTCCAGATTTCCGTGGAGAGTTCCTGCTGCAGTTGAATACCGCGATCCAGTTCGTCCCACACGTGCCCCTTGAACTTGTACCAAACGTTCTTGCCAAAGTTCGTGCACTTGTAGGTGTCGCGGAACTTGCTGTACACGACGGACGCGACGTCGTACTCCGCGCCGCCCCGCGCAGCGTCGATCTTGCGCATAATATTGTTCTTCTCGATCTGCTGGTACTGCTCGGCGTTGTCTTCGCGCGACCAGAAGAGCAGGGACGCGATCGTGACTTTTTGACCATCGTTGCGGAACGCGAACGAGTTCCACTTGGACATGCAGTCGCGCAGGTTAAACTTGTCCGAGCGCCTGCTAAACTCTTCAAACTCGTCGTACAGGTCGGGGTGAATGTTCTTCAAGCACTGACCGACCGCAATCCAGTCCTGGCGCGTAAATGTGTATTCTTTCGGAGGAGTTCCGCGCGTGACGACGCCCTCGCCGTCGGCGCGCTCCTGGCAGAGATTCGCAACGTGCTCCCGAATATTCTGCCGTTCCTCGGTTGTAAGGTCGCGCAGGGTTAATCCGGGCGCAGGACTCGAGTCGCGACTGCCGCCAGGATGACGTATAGCAGGTCGTCCGCGCGAAGGCATGATGCCTCGCCCCCCGGAAATGCGCACGGACTCTGCCGACGTGTCGGGCAAGTTTGCATAGAGTCCCTTCGCCGTCTCCGTCATCTCGTGCTCCTTCGAGGGATCGGTCTCGCGCGTGCAGAACTCCCCAAGACAGGCGGGCGTGAAGTGAAACGGCGTATCGTCTGCAGTCACCGTATTGTCGGGCGCGACGTTCAAGACGGACGTGACAATGTAGGGCAGACCCTGCGGTTTCGCGGACCCGTACATCGTCCACCCCGTCGACCTTGAAGCCACCGCCTTGTCGTAGACCTTCGCCCACTCCTTGTCCTGCAGCGGCAGCGGGTCGAACGTGGACATCTTCGTGAGCATGATTTCGCGCACCGCCATCTCGATGTACTTTGTGGTCTTGACGTCCGGAATCAGGACGTGAACGCCACCTGCAACGCCCTCGCGCTTCGGGACCGGTTTCTTCTTTTCCATAATGTAGACTTTGACGTCCTTGTCGATTGCCAGGAAGGTCTTCAAAGTCTCGACGTAATCTTTCACGAACTGCGACACCTGCTCGGGCGTGTGCATATTGGCGGTCGTGCCCTTGACGTAGAGGAAATCCAGATCTACGCGACAGGGACCCAAAATGGTGGGCGCCTCGATCAACCAGATCTTGTTGCGGTGCACCTCGACGTGGTCGTAATAAAGCGCGTTGAACTCCTCGACATCGTCGGCGCCGATAAAGTACTTGCCATTGAACTCGCCGCAGGAGGTGTGCGTGTGGGGGTTGCCCTGGGTGTTGACACGCTTGCGTTCGAGAAAATTGACGAGACCTCCTGCCGTCGACGCCATTCTCGCCAATGTATGTTGACTGGACATAATAAATCGTAAGCGGGTTGGTTTTGAACGCACGGAAACGTACTCCCTAAAACGAATTACATTTTCGTATCCTAAACCTGTAATAATATATATAAGATGCCTCTCGAATTCTGCCCCGACTGCGAGAACATGCTCTACGTCCTTGAAGATGTCGACGCTGCAACCGGCGATACCGGCGTGAACTATCGGTGCCGCAAGTGCCCGTTTGTGAAGACCATTAACCACGAGCACCCCCTGTTGTACGAGCACAACCTGAAGGAGGACGCGGCGGCGCGCATCATCGAGAACCCGTACTTGACGCGCGATCCCACCCTTCCCCGATTCGACACCATTCAGTGCCCCACGGAGGGGTGCCCCTCGAAGGACGTCGTGGGCGTCAAACTCGACAAGGCGAACATCGTGTGGATGTACCAGTGCGCGGTCTGTAATGCGGCGTGGAAGCAGGGTGCGCGGCGGGGTTAATTTATGGAGGAAAGATAAATGCCTGGAACGGTAGGAGACCCAAAGAAAGCAGAGGAGGCGTTTGAAATGATGCTCGGTAGAACCCCTGCAGAAATGAGGGCAGAGATAGCAGCAAGGAAACAAACTGAAATTCTGAGAGCAGCAGAAGAGGCGCGGAAGAAGGCAGAAGCGACGAGAAGGGCGGAAATAGCAGAAGGACTTGCAGAAACTCAGAAGGACTTGGATCCGCGTAAAATGGGTGGCAAGCGTCGCGTCACCGCCAAGCGTTTTTGCGGTTGTGTCAAGAAGGTCAAAGCGCAAAAAAAGAAGAGGTCCGAAGGGTCGGCGATCGCGATATGCACGTCGTCTCTGCTGTGGCCGCACGGCAAGACGCTCCACTCCGTGACCTGCCGCCGCAATAAGTCTCTGAAGACGCAGAAGCGGCGCGCTACGCGTAAAAAATGAAAGGATGATATAAATGAGCACACTGCCGGTTCCTCCAAAAAGTCCGTTAGGAAAACCCGGGGTATCCCCATCTGCGTCTACTGCAAGGGTCAAAGCTGCAAGTGTAGGGGTCGCACCTATTCCAGATACACCTACACCAATGCCGTCCACGTCTCCCACCGGAAAGGGTCGTCGCGCTCTTCGCGGCGGCGGAGGCGTATATACGGACAACGGACTCCCCTTCGGCAGCGCAAATCCGCAGGAACTTGCTGCCGGGAAAACGTTGCGCGGCGGACGCAAAACTCGCAAAGTCCGCATTCCCATCAAGCGCACGGGCGATCTTGTAAATTTGGGGTACTCTCTATCGAAGAAGGCGCGGTCTCGCCATTCGTCTCTCAAAAAAGCGGTGAAGAAATTCGGGCGCGCGACCGTGTCCCGCAAACTGAACGCGCTCGCCGTCTTTAACAAGCGCAGACACCCCGTGACTTCCCGCAAGGCGAAAATGGATCGCAAGTATGTTATGAAGGTTTAGTGCAGTTTAGAATGTTCTACCGGTTCCTGATCCGGTTGCTGTCGTTTCGGAGTGCGGGCGAGGATAGGGTATTTCTAGGGCGCTGGGGGCGCGACTGGGAGAAATACAAAGACATACAAAAATATTACGATTAGACCGGTGTAAAATGGATACAGAATTTGTATGACAAGGAGAGTAACACACACATGATATCGTCGGACTTTATCCAGCGCGACGATGTCATCGAGTCTCAGAAGGCGCCGCGCATCACGGCGCCCTATTTCAGCAAGTACGAGTACACTGCGCTCATCGGCATTCGCGCGCAGCAACTCGCAGATGGCGGAACGCCGTTCGTGAACATTCAGGA